CAGCTCGAGCTCGGACGGTCGGACGGATGAACGATCCCTCCGTCCCGCTGCAGGCCTCCCTCTACGCCGCAGCGCGGGCCGCGCTCGACGAGGCGATCGGCGTCTACGACCGCGTGCCGCTCGACGCCGCCGGCAAGGTGATCGCCAAGTTCCCCTATGCCTCGCTCGGCGAGGACCAGCTGGTGTCCGACCGCGACCAGTGCCACGACGCCTGGACCGCCTATCAGACGGTGCATGTCTGGAGCCGCGCGGTCGGCCGCGTCGAGGCCAAGACCATCATGGCGCAGCTGCTGAACGCGCTTGCCGTCAAGCTGGACGTCGCCGGTTTCAAGGTGATCTCGGGCGACGTCGAGGACGGCCCGCGCGATGTTCCAAACCCGGATCCGCTGACGACGCACCGCGTCGCCACGCTCGCCTACAAGCTCGCCCCGCTGGGCTGAGCCGCAACCTTTCCATCCACCGCCTGCGCGGGGCTACCGCGTTTTCCTTGGAGCGACGCCCATGGCCGATGTCGGCATCATCGAAGGCGAGAAGCTGCTGATCCAGATCGGTGACGGCGCTGATCCCGAAGTCTTCACCCATCCTTGCCTGATCAACACCACGCGCGGGGTGACCTACACCACCAACTTGACCGACACCGAGGTCGCCGACTGCGCCGACCAGTCGCTTCCGGCGAAGATCGTGCGCAAGGCGAAGTCGATCGACTTCACGCCGTCCGGGGCGGGCAAGGTCGATAAGGCCTCGGTCTGGTTCTACATCCAGTGGTGGGCGAGCGGCGGCGCCAAGAACGCCAAGATCGTGCAGAACGAGACCGGCGTGAACGGCGGCTTCACCGGCACCGGCCAGCTTCTCCTGAAGCAGTTCGAGCTGAAGGGCGAGCGTGGCGACTACCAGGAGGTGAGCGTCGAGTTCGCCCCGGCCTCGCCGTTCGTCTGGGCAGCGAACGCCTAAGCATGCTCGTCCGCGCTTTCGGCCGCGACGAGCGGCCGTTCGTCCTCAAGGTCCGGGGTTGGCGCGAGGTCGAAAAGACCTGCGACGCCGGCCTCGGCGTCATCGCCGCGCGCTTGGCGCCGCTCGTCCAGCTCATCGAGCTCGGCACGAGCGGCTTTCCCGGCGGCTTGATCGCGGCCGTCGCGAGTGGCGCGCTCGGCTCCGCGCGGATCGACGACGTGCGCGAGCCGATCTTCCAGGCGCTGATCGACGGCGGCAGCGTCACCACGACCGAGGCGGGCGCGCTGGTCCGGGCGATCTTCGACGAGGAGGCCGCCCAGGGCCGCTCGCCGATGCTGCAGTGGGCGCACCTGGCCTTCGCCATCGTCGCCCAGGCGCTGATCGGCCTCGAGGACGAACCCGCGGGGGAGACGCCGGCGGCGGGTCCCGCCAAGGCCCGCCGCCGCTCCCGAACGGCAAGACCCGCTTCCTAGACCTCTACCGTGACGGCGGCGCCATGGGCTTCGGCGCCGACGTGATCGACGGTTGGGAGCCCTACCAGTTCGTCGCCGCACGCCGCGGCTGGATCGCCGCCAATTGCCCGCCGCAGGGACCGTCCGCCCCTACGGACGACGAATTCCGGGCGGCCGTTGCGAGGACCATGCACTGATGGCTGAGTGGAAGGGTCTCGACGCCGCGCTGGCGCGGATGGCCAAGCTGCCTGACGAGGTCAAGCAGGCGGTCGAGGCGCAGCTCGACGTCGAGGCGGACGCGCTGGTCGCGGCGATCCGCTCGGCGACGCCGGTTCGCACCGGCGCGCTGCGCGGCTCGATCCAGGCGCTGCCCGGCAAGCGACCGCTCAGCCGGACCATCGTCATGGGCGGCCAGGCGACGACGGTGAAGGTCCGCAAGGGCGTCGCCGATCGCGATTTTGAGCGCGCCAAGGCGAAGCAGAACAACACTGGCGAGTTCGATTATTCACGCGCCGTCGAGTTCGGTTACCACACCGAGGACGGCCGCGAGGTGCGCGGCCACGCCATGTTCTTCGGTACCTATCGCGCCCGCCGCAAGGCGCTGCGCCGGCGCCTGGCGGCTGCGGCGCGCAAGCCGCTGAAAACCCTCTTTCCGAGCTGAGCCATGGCGGACGACGACACCACAAAGGGCGCGATCCTCCAGATCGGCGCCGACCTGCGGCGGATGGAGAAGGCCTTCGAGAAGGCCGCCGGCGTCGTCAAGACCAAGTCGAAGGAGATGAAGGACGAGGGGACCAACCTCGAACGCTTCTTCGGCAAGCCCAGCCTCGCCAAGGCGCTGGACAAGACCTTCGACGCCACCCGGTTCAAGATCCTAGACAGCGGCGCCGCCCGCGTCGGCCTGTTCGGCTCGGCGCTGGAAAGCCTGGGCCCGGCGGGCCTCGCCGCCGCCGCGGGCGTCGGCGCGGCCGCCGCGGCGTTCGCCGGCGCGCGCGAGGCGGCGAAATTCGCCGACGACATTTCCGACACCGCCAACCGCCTGCACGTCACGACTGACGCCCTGCAGGAATACCGCTACGCGATCCGCGCCGCCGGCGGTGAGGAGAAAGGGGCGGATGAGGCGCTCGAGGCGTTCTCGATCACCCTGGGAAAGGCGTCTGGCGGTGCCACAAAGGCGCTCAAGCCTTTCCGCCAGCTGTTCGGGGAGAATTTCACGGCTGCGGACGTGAAGCGGCTCGGGAGCACCGAAGAAGCGCTGATCAAGGTGACGAAGGCGATCGCCGGCCTATCGGACAACCAGAAGGGCGCGGTGATCAATCAGTTCGGGCTCGATGGCCTGAAGCCGCTGATCGAGGCCGGCGCCGACGAGATGGTCCGCCTGCGCGACGAGGCGCACCGCGTCGGCGTGGTCATGGACGCCGAGCTGGTGAAGCGCGGCGGCGAGCTGAACGACCAGTTCGAGACGGTGCAGAAGGTCATCGACGTCCAGCTGAAGAGCGCGCTGGTTGACCTCGGTCCGATCCTAGTCGGCCTGCTCACCCTGATCGGCGACATGGCCAAGGCGGCGGCCGCCGTCGTCGACGCGTTCCGTTCGATCGAGAACAAGACCGACGCCGGCCTCGACGCCAAGGCAACTCGCTCTCGAAGGAAATCCTGATCCTCAAGCGCTCGCAGGCCAACGGCCAGGGCGTGTCGCAACTGGCGATCGACTCGAAAGTCGCCGAGCTCAACAAGGTCGAGGCTGAGCGCCAGCAGCGGCGATCCGAGCGGACGCCGCCGCCGGTGGCGCCCACGCGCAGCCTGGTTGATCTGAGCAGCAAGGGCGGGAGCAAGTCGGCGCCGCGCGACAACACGCGGCAGCGGACCGACCAGGTGCTCGCCCAGGTCGACGCGGCCGAGCGCCAGGTGCTGCAGGCGCTCTTGTCGTTGGCGACCTCGACCGAGGCGCGCGCCGCGCTGCAGAAGAAGATCGCCGAGAAGGACGCCGAGGCCGAGGTCTCCCGCCTCGACAAGCAGATCGCCGACGTCCAGGCCGACAAGGGCGTCTCGGCCGCTAAGAAGCGCGAGCTGGTCGCCCAGCTCGAGGTCGCCAAGGGCAAGGCGGCCGAGGCCGCGCAGCTGAAGCAGCAGCAGATCGACCGCGAGACCGCGGACCAGGTCGCGCGCGAGCAGCTAGCGCTCACCGAGCAGGGGCTCGATGCCGAGGCGGAGCTGCTGCAGCTGCAGGCCGACCTCAGCCTCTCCGAGCGCGAGCGCGCGGCGATCTCGCTGCGCCTGGTCGACATCGCCTATCAGAAGGAAAAGGCCGAGCTCGAAGGCGTCATCGCCTCGAAGACGGCAGCTGACGCCGACAAGGAGCTGGCGCGGCGCAAGCTCGCGACGCTGAACGCCGCCCAGCCCGGCCGTGTCGAGCAGGCGCAGCGCAACGCCTCGGAGCCGCAGCGCCAGGTCGGCCAGATCGTCCAAGGGATCCGCAAACAGGGGAACCTGCTGGAGGACACCCGGGCGATGTACGCCGAGATCGAGCGACTGCGGCAGCAGGATGCGATCTCCGAGGCCGAGGCCGCGCAGGCCAAGGCGGAGGTCAATGCGCGGTATCAAGAGGCGCGGCTGCAGGGCGCGAGCACCTTCTTCGGCAACCTCGCGACCCTGTCCGAAAGCTCGAACAAGACGCTGGCGGCGATCGGCAAGGCCGCGGCGATCGCGCAGGCGACGATCGACGGCGTGCTTGCGGTGCAGAAGGCGCTCGCCTCCGCGCCGCCGCCGTTCAACTTCGCGCTCGCCGCCGCGGTCGGCGTGTCCGCCGCGGTCAACGTGGCCAAGATCGCCGGCCTGAAGGACGGCGGCGAAGTCACCGGCCCGGGTGGCCCGCGCGACGACAAGGTGCTGCGCTGGCTCTCGAACGGCGAGCACGTCGTCAACGCCCGCGCCGCTGGCCGGCCGGGCGTGCGCCCGCTGCTCGACTATATCAATGCCGGCGGCGACTTGCGCGGCATGCTCCCGCAGCCGCAGCTGCCGGCGAACCGCGCGCCGCTGGCGGCCGCGGCGCCTGGCGGCGGGGACATCCACGTCAACCCGATCTGGCACATCAGCAATCCGGACCCGAGCCTGGAGCGGCTGATCAGCCGCCAGCCGCGGGTGTTCGTCCGGGCGATTCAGCAGATGGTCCGCAACGGCGACCTTAAGGCGCCGCCGAGGTGACGCTGCGATACGTCGACGGCTGGGACTACATGCCCGCCGGAGCTGCCGGGGCGAACGACGCGCGCCTGCAGGCCGCCGGCTACTACATCCGTCCCGGCAACATGGTCGGCACGGCCGTCAGCTCGCCGGGTCGCTTCGGCTTCGGCAACTGCCTCTCTTGGAACGGCCAGATCGGCCACTCGGGTAACATGGCGATCGTCCGGCCGGTCGATCCCGGCAACGCCTTCGCCGAGGGCGTGATCGGCGTGGCGGTCAAGGTCAGCCAGTTCAACGTCATCCCGCTGCAGATCTACTTCTACGATGCGGTCACCGACGCGCCGCAGTGCGGGATCGAATTCGGCGTGAACGGGGTGGTGCGGGCCTATGGCGCTGGCGGCGTGCTGCTGGGGACGAGCTACGCCGGGGCCTACTACTACGAGGAATGGTTCTACGCCGAGGTGAAGGCGCAGATCGGGAACACGGGGTCCATCGAGGCGCGGATCAACACCAAGCCGGTGATCAACGTC